TCTAAAACCGAAGATGGGGATGAGGCTGCAAATAAATATGTTATACATATAGATGGTTCAGGAGCTGAACAAGAAGAGGGAGTGCAAAAAAAGGGGGGGGGTGGTGCAAAATTTGCACCACCGGTGGTGCAAAAAACGTCACACACAAAACCCACTATTACAAAACCCAATGATGATGATGACGCGCATACACGCGAGGATCGTGGAAATGTTCATAACTCGGCATCCGATTCATCATCGCCACAGGCCGTAGAGAAGATAAAAGCTAACGGGGAAAAGATACAATGCACTCAAAGCGAATATTTTAGGTATTGCTCTAAATTCCAAACTGGATTTACAACAGACGAGATCTTAGAGGCTTGGGCGCGGTTTGTTCAATGCGATGGAAGGATCGGAGACTGGAAGAAATACCTAGATCAAATAATTATTAACAACAGGAGGAACTCATGCAACTCACAGACCAAGAGCGAAAAGAAAGAAACGAACGACTCGAAAAAGAAATACGAAGACGCAAAATACATTCATTCGGTGGACGTTTCGCAGACGCATCTTTCTCCGCCTCGCAAAAGGGTGCCTGTGACGCAGGAATTATTGGACAAATTGCGTCTTACTTAGAGAAAAAGAAAGATTTCCTGCTTCTTTTAGGCGCGCCAGGAACAGGCAAAACATACAATTGTTCAGCGATTATGGAGTGGGCTCTTTCTAGAAGCTTCAGCATTCGGGCTTATAGTGAAGTAGATCTAATAGCAGAGGCTGATAGCGCAATTCCAAGGGGCTGGATCGTCCAAGATTATATTAAGCAACTTACTGATGATGATTTTTTGATTTTGGATGATATTGGATCAGGAAGAGACACTGAATGGACAACCAAACTCGTTGAACAAGTGGTAGATTACCGCTATAAATGGGGAGAAAACGAATTTTTTATGCCTACAATTTTCACTAGTAATCTTGATGAAAAGCAATTGAGAGAACGATTTTCTCAGAGAACATGCGACAGGCTCTTCAATTCCAATAATGTAATTGTAAGCACATTTGGTATGTCAAGCTTAAGACAAGAAGGTTTGTAGATCACTAGATTCGCTCCAGATTGAACGATCGCAACCAGGGTGCCATATTTACTCATCCAGAAACGATCGTTCAATCCTGGGGCTTTAAAACAAACGAGGAGGAAGAAGATGAATTGGTTACAAGTCTTGACAATCGCAGGATCTACAATCGGAGCTTGCTGGTATATGCATAGAGAAACATTCAAGGAAATGAAAGATTTCCATGGTAGGCTATGTACGTTGGAAGAACGATATCTTCAGATGATGCAAAGAATTTTAGAAAAAAAAAGGCAAGATGAATGACTCAACCTGTACCCCTAATGAGAGTCTATCACTTCCCTGATTGTACATGCTATAAATGTGATGCCAGACGAGAGAATAACCTTAATCTTCCTAATGGAGAGAAGAGGACTGTTCTTACCGTCGTAGTTGAAGAGGTAGACGAGCTTACTCCTCTTGCCATTTCTGTCTTAAGATATACACCACAAAGAAGGAGAAATACCCAATGAAATATCTAGCACTAATAGCTTTAACTTTATGTCTAACTGGCTGCGCTCGTGATATCGCAGCAATGAAGCCTAATCATTTGGGCGTGACTCCTTCCTGTGAATGGGAGATTCAAAGAGGCAACAACACGAAAGTGAAGCCTAAGATTCAAACATCCTTAGACTGGAATTTCTGATGGGATACACGCGATGTTCTGGATGTGGAGGTCTAAATTATAGTGATATCCACTGCAATGGTTGCGGCCATGTGATGAAAGAGGAAGAAAAGCCTGATCGGCAATGGGTTAGTTTTAAAGAGAAGCTCCCAGAGATCGGGGAATGGGTTCTCGTTTATACTCCTTGTGAATTCAACTATAAAAAATTTCATGTGGGATATCTAAATGAAGCATTATTCTTTGAAATTGGGGCGGATCCTGATGATTATGGTTTAGAGTGTGCTAGCTATGCTGTTACCCACTGGATGCCATTGCCGAAGGTTCCGCATGAGTGAATGGATTAGCGTTAAGGATAGCCTTCCTGAGAAAGACGTAAAAGTATTGGCATGCGATCCATATACGATTCGAATCGCAGAGTACGGCGTCGGATATCTAGAAAATGACATTGAAAGACTGGGTTGGTGGATAGACCAAAACTTTGACTGGGATGAGGTTACTCACTGGATGCCGCTCCCTGATAATCCAAACCCTCAACTTGATTACTGGATACCGGATGAATAATCCAAAAATATCAAAGAAAGAATTGATAGAGATGATGAACTGCATGGACTTTGGCATAGCAGATATAGCCTGCATCAATGGCCATGAAATGTACGCTCACAAGAAGATCGACTCGGATGATCTTGCCTGGTTTCATATTAGCCAGGGAGGAAGCGGATTCGTTGATCTATTCACAGGACAAATTAGGGAGGCATGTGAAAGCGAGTCGTAAAGGAAAACTTGACACCTGAAGGAAATGAGTAATGGAAAAAGAAGAGCTTAAGATAGGCGATATCGTGCAGATCGATCCGGAGCATGATGATATGTTCGGAGCCTGCTTGATGATCGTTACAGAACCCAAAGAATGGGGCGCTCAAGGATATGTGAATGTCCCTGGCAAAGATGGAGGTCTAGCATTCTATCGATGCAAATATGCAAACATGGAAAGAGTAGGAACGGCTGTATGGATCAGAGATTAGCCAAAAGTTGACATCAAGTGAATGTTTTACTTTAATGGAGAAATGCTAAGCAAGAAGTCAACGGCAGCCTGGCGAAACATAGGAGGAAAGCGCATCTACTTTCGCTCTCAATGGGAGATGAACTACGCCAGGTATCTAGAGTTTCTCAAGCAAAAAGGTCTCATCAAAGAATGGGAGCACGAACCCCACACCTTTTGGTTTGAAGCAATCAAACGTGGTGTGCGCTCCTACATGCCAGACTTCAAGGTCTACGATCCTGATGGCTCTCATTATTGGGTAGAGGTCAAAGGATGGATGGATGCCAAAAGCGCTACAAAAATAAAACGTCTTAAAAAATATTACCCCAATGAACATATCGAAGTAGTCGGCAAGAAATGGTTTGCTGAAAATCTTAGAGTATACACAAAAATATTTAACCCCCTAGTTTCACATGTGGATTTGCCTGCAAGACAGAGTATTAGTCGATCTCTCTAAAGTAACTTGGATAGAAGTTATCAAAGTCTTTCATACAGACGAATGGCTTCTAGAATTTCACTCTTCACCGGAGAAAGAATCATATGGCCTCCTATATAAAACCGAAGCAGAAGCAGAAGCAGAGTTCGAAAGAATACGATTCCTTCTTTCCAAGTCTCACATTCCGCCAGTCCCCCTCTGCTAAGCGAGCCTACTACGGCATTTTTTTCTCATTTGTAGGATTGATTTTTTCCTGCGTATGGATGATTCTCAAACTCAAATCCTAAACAATCCGAGGTATCATGAAAGGTAAAGAAGTACGAAAGAAAAAAGTTGAAAAGGTCATGCATGAGATGAAAGAAGGTAAGCTCCATAGCGGATCTAAGAAAGGGCCCGTTGTCACTAATCCAAAACAAGCTATCGCCATAGCAATGAGCGAAAGCGGACAAGCAAAGAAGAAAAAAAAATGAGTTGGGAAATTTATTGTGTTCTTATCATTGGAGGTCTTGCCAGCTTCTTGTCATTGAGCTGGAATTGGTCTTTGTCAAATAAATATATACAAATTTATAAAGACGTCACGCACGTGCAAAAAACCACGATTGAAATATTAAATATCATATTGGAGATGAAAAAAAATAAAGAAAATATCGGAAAGGTGGAAAAAAAGAAAACGAAGTAGAATTTATGAATGATGAATTTTACCATGCTCTGATGCAGATACAATTTGAAGATTTTCAATACGATTATCTGTAGGATTGCCATTGATATGATGAACATGTTCGTTTCTTTTCAAGGGTCTTCCTAAATGTTGTTCCATAAGCCAACGATGTTCGTAAACTCGTTTTTTATTCACTTGAATTCTTTTTCTAGCATTATTTCCTTGAGATCCCGTTTTTTCAAATCCCCAAGAAGCCAAGCCAATTTTCATAGCCTGTGCTCGACATTGTCGAGAACAAAATTTCATTCCATATTTTTTCAATTTCAAAACACTGGGTTGCACATAAGTGGTTTTTTTACAAATAGGGCATTCAATCATCTTTCCATTTTTAACTTTTTGTGCTCGAATTGGGTTATGAAAATTTGCTCGACAAACGATCGAACAAAATTGACGATTTTGGCTAGGAACTGTATAAAATTCCTTAGAACATATTTTACAATAAACAAATTTGCCATTGGCTTTTGGCATACAAAAATGAACCTCATTTCAGGTTAGGAGGCTATTATCGACAAATTGATAAAAAAAGACAAAGCTAAAATAAACAAGATGATGGACGTGTTAGTCAAGAAAGATCTTCCAAGGGATCGAAAGCTAGAAAAATGTGATAAGATGAAGAAGAAGAAAAAGTGAACATATCATATCACCCAACTTAACGAGGTCTTAATGAAAAACAGCATATTTATTAATTGGATGTTAAGGCCAATTAAATTCTTTATAGAAAAAATAAAAAAACTGGCAAAAATGACCGATTAAACGAGAATGTATATGATTTCGTGCAACAAAAGAACTATTATCGGACGTTAGGGGGAAAATGAAGGATAAACATACAAAAGAAATTTTAAATCATAAAGGATGCGAGATTGAACTTTCCAAGGGTAAAGAAAGTATATTTTTTAAAGTATTTTTCGACCCTGATTCAATCTGGATTGATATCGGCGTGCTTCCTCATTCTGCATTTTTATGTGCTTGCCTTGACGGACAACCCCTTATTGAATGTGAAAGTGGAGAATCTGGATTAAATAAGCGACAATTTTTAGACATTGAATGGCTCATCAATGAATGGGAAGGAGATCCATATATAATAGAAGCTTTAAAATTCCAAAGATCTAATATTCAAGCTGATTTACCCAGATTAAGAGAGAAATATTGTTGTGCAAATGGAAAATGAACCTACTTGGCAACATATCTTAGATGAACATTGGAGACAATTCAAGTTGGCATGCCAATCTATGAATCATGGGGACAAAATGCCTGGACTTAATTGGCGCGAATATGTTCTTTATGATTTATGCAAACGTCACAATGCAGAAATAGGTAAAGATTATTTTACAACAAATGAAGATGCAGAAACGGAATGAATGAAAAACTTGAGGATTGGAATAGGCATCCTTTAGAACATCCTATTCCTTTAGATAGAGAAATAATCGCTCTTTGGAAAAACATGAATGGAAAATGGAAGAGGGAAAAAGTTGATGGCTATTTATTTTATCAGATAAATTTTCCAGAAATTGGTTTTACAGGAACAATTTATTGGAAAGAATCATGAATGAAAAACTGTACAATTCAAAAATACTTGATAGACTCCAACGCGACAACAAGCTAACAGTCGTTTGGGTAGCATGGAAGTTCAAGATGTCCATTCCGCATACTATAAAAGCACTTCAACAGATTGTCCAGGATTTTCCGGAATATCATTTCAATAGTTCAGCAGGAGCAATCGTAAAAAATGAAAATACCTGAAAAAAAAGCTAAAGAAGCTATTCAAAAATATATTGTAAATGATTGTTGTTCCCAGAGTGAAGCTCTAGCGAAAGCCATTAATGTCATAGTGGGGCTATATCGAAATGAGGAATATATGAGAGAAGAGATGCGGGAAGCAATGATTACACATGTTATCATTGAAGGCGTTGAGATCACTTTTGATTAGCCGTGATTTTTTTAGACTCAAGGAAAGGCTTGTTAGGTCTTCCATGACAAAAATCACAGTGGGCATCAGTACAGGCCGCTGTCAACCATTTGTTACAGTAATAACAGCAATAAGCGTCATGCTTCGTGGAATAGAGAGGTTTTTTACCGCATTCACATTTAAGCTCAGTGTTCATCGCCATAACTTGCAGACTCTCCTCTTGAATAGCTGATAATCCTGAATCGCATTCGGTATCTGATTCGCTCTCGTTTAGCCATTGCTCTATCAAAGCAACGAGTCGTTTTTTTCGCCAAGCTATACGTTCTGTTCGAGCAACGAGCACTGCCAAGAAGGCAAATCCTAAAAGGTACCCCATTAACAGAAAGCATTAGCAAATATCATACACAAAATTTCAATCATTTCACTTATCCTCGCTGTATAATTCATCCAGTGTTTTTTTCGTCGCAAACACAAGCTCATCCAAAAGCTCTTCTTGAAATTCTCTTCTCACTGAACATAGATGTTTGGTTATCTCAACAAAGTACACATTCAGAAAAAGCTGATGGATCATCCCTTTTCGAAGTTGCTCATCTTTGCCAATGGTCTCATCTGCGAAAAGATCAAAAAGCTCACTGAAAATCCTAGAGATATCTTCAGCTCTTTTGACCAAGATATTTCCCATATCAATCTCTATTTCGATCTCCTCTTCTCTAGACATTCAGCTCTCTCCTCAATAAGGCTTCCAAGTATTTTTGAATGGTGAGGTTATTTTGTATTGCTTTAAGTTTCATGAGCTGGTGTAGTTTTTTGGGTATTCGTACCATGACTGGATGATATTCCTCATTGACTATAGGTAACGACGGAATAGGATCAGGAATCCTAACGATACTTCTATATGGGACTTCTTCATCGTTATCTAAGACAATCAGGAAATTATTGTAATCTTTGGCTCCAGCTCTTGTGAAACCTCCGCTTTGTTCTCCATTGCCACCATCAATGAAAATCTCTCCACATTTACATCTAACAAAATCATGCCTATTCACGCTCTCAATGACATCGAGACAAATCCTGCACTTAGCCCTATTTCTTTTTGTCATCATTTCCACTATCTTTCTCCAATTTTTTTTCATAAAACTTGACAGCAGTTTTTAATTGACTACAGATAAGATCTATTTGCTTCTCCCTAACCTCGGGTATCATTGACATGATTACGGCTACTATTTCCATAAGGTGAGAAGTTATCAGCAGAGAAAAGAAAAAGTCGCCTTTTTCAGATTTAGGAAAATGCAGCCCTACTAAGACTTCCAGCTCATTGTTTAAATTGAAAAAATGCTTGCGAATTTCATCTTGATGCGTATTTAAAAAGCTAGCACACACCGATTTAAAGTATTCATTTTTGTCCATTATATCCTCCTTGATGCTTAATGAAAACAATCTAACAAAAGAGATTGAATTATGAAACCCCAATCTTTTCTTTGACTTAAATTTAAACTTTTTAGAGTATCTGGCTATGACTAAAAAGATCTCTTGGCATATTGAAGAGCGGAATATCTCTGATCTTACCCCATATCACAAAAACCCTAGAGTCCTCACAAAAGATCAAGAAAGACATCTACGCGCTTCATTAGAAAGATTCGGCCTTATCGATAGACCTTGTATCAATACAGACAACACAATCATAGGCGGCCATCAGCGTATCAATGTCCTGGGAAAAGACATTAAGAGAATAGAAGTCTTCGTTCCCGATCGTGCTCTTGATGAAAAAGAAGTAGAAGAGTTAAATATTCGCTTGAATGCCAATACAGGCTCATTTGATAACGATATTCTAGCTAACGAATTCGAAATTGATGATCTAGTATGCTGGGGTATGGAAGGATTACAGTCATTCTTATCCTATGAACTGTCTAATCCTTTAGACAAAGAAGAAGAAAAAGATTCGGACGATTCCCGTTGCCCTGAGTGCAATCAAAAGATTAAGAAAAAATCTCAGAAGAAGAAATAGGTTTTAGATGCCGGCTCCTAAAGGAAACAACTTCAATCCAAAAGGTAGACCACTAGCTGATATCGATTGGAACATGTTCGAACAACTTTGCCATATTCAGTGCACTTTAGGCGAAATGGCAGGTTTTCTTAGAGTTAATAAAGATACTTTATCAGATAGAGCGAAACTACATTATAAAGAAGATTATTCCGTCGTTTATAAAAGGTTTAGTGAAGGTGGTAAATGTAGTTTAAGAAGATCACAATTTAAACTAGCACAAAAGAATGCTTCAATGGGCATTTGGCTTGGCAAACAGTATCTAGACCAAAAAGATCACGAATCAGAAACCGACAAGACAGCTCAAATGAATCCTCATCTTGACATCGTGCATCAAGTGCTTGCTGAAAATGCTATTCTAAAGGAAAAGATAAATGCCATTGAGTCAAAAGCAAATTCAGAGCTATCAGGAAGCGACTCACAGGTTCAACATATGGGTGGGAGCAGTGAGGTCGGGCAAGACCCACTCCAGCATCCTCAAGCTTTCTGAACGTCTTAAAAATGGGCCTCCTGGTGATGCGATGATCATCGGTGTAAACCGATCGACTATCCAGCGTAACATTGTAAATCCGCTTTACAAATTGCAGGACTTCCCTGTCCCATCTGAAAAATGTAACCATGTAAAGCTATACGGAAGGAATGTCTACTTCATAGGCGCTCCTGATATCAGCGCGGTTACGACTATCCAAGGTTCAACTTTAGCAATCGCCTATGTTGATGAAGCTACCTGTATACCTGAGCCCTTCTGGAAGATGCTAGAAACTCGGCTTAGTGTGCCAGGAGCCCAGCTTTTTGCTACCTGCAACCCAGAGGGGCCAGCACACTGGCTGAAAAAGCAGTATATCGACAGGAAAGAGCATGATCTGATCTATTGGAATTTCCAATTGGACGACAATCCTAGCTTGGATGAGGCATATAAGACGGCTCTCAAGACTTCTTTCTCTGGCATGTATTACAAGCGCTACATTCTAGGCGAATGGGCTTTAGCTTTCGGTGCTATATGGGATAGCTTCGATGACTACAATCTCTATGAACACCCCATGTCTAATCCCAACTACTATATCTGTGGGATAGACTATGGAACAACGAATGCAACAGCCGCCGTTTTATGTGCTATCACGCCTAAGCAATTTCCTCAAATACGAATAGAATCAGAGTATTACTACGATTCTGTAAAGCGAGGAAGATCGAAGACAGATGCAGAGCTTGTCAGGGATATAAAGGACTTCCTTGGCTTTAGGAATGTATCTGCCGTCTATGTAGACCCAGCAGCAGCGAGCCTTAAGATAGCTCTACGTCAAGAAAACATTCCAGTTGTAGACGCTAACAATGATGTACTACTAGGCATCAAAACTGTCTCGAAATTCATAGCTGGTAAAAACATCGTCATTCACAAAAGTTGTACCAATCTTATCGAGCAGATTCAATCGTATGCCTGGGACCCTAAAGCTGCTGATAGGGGCGAGGATAAGCCAATTAAAATAAATGATCATATTTGCGACGCGTTACGCTATAGTATTTGCTCAGCTTTTCCGAGAGGAGATTTCGGCTCGCCTGATGAGCATTTATCTATAGAGCAAATACGTCGAAACATTTATGGCGATCAGTTTTCTGCGTTGGGTGAATTTGCTGGTGGTAATGGAGAATATCTGTAGAATTCTGTGTAGTCGAATAGATAATTCATGTTAACATATTTCCCTACAAGGAGTTATCATGAAAATCTGTCAATCATGCCATCAAGAAAATAAGTCAAACTACGTCAATTTATGCCAATCTTGCTACAACAAGAGATGGTTTGCCAAGTTACCATTGAGATATTGTGCTAATTGCTCAAAGGAATATAAGAATTTCGGCAAGCACTGCTTTACATGTGCTAAAAAAATTAGAGAAGCTAAGCAACCATTAACACCATGTTCTGTATGTCAGCGGACGAGCGTAAAGATCAAAAATAAAACCAAGATACTCTGTAGTAAATGCGAAAGGATAAGAAAAGAAGAAGAAATCCCAGGATATAGAGAGAATAGAATTCTTTACAATCGTATTTCCCATAGAAAATATCGCGGTCAAGAACCTCATGGGCCTCTTAAGCGTAAACCTCCTGGAGATGGTCATGTAAATAAAGATGGATATAAGATCATTACAAAAGTAGGTCATCCGAATGCCAATTCAGATAAAGGAGCAATCCCAGAACATATTTTTATCATGAGCGAACATTTAAAAAGACCTCTTAAGAAAGGGGAGAGTGTACATCATAAAAATGGTATAAGACACGATAATCGAATAGAAAATCTTGAGTTATGGCACAAAGGACAACCTTCGGGGCAGAGAGTTGAAGATAAGATTAGATATTTTAAAGAATTTCTCGTAGATTATGGATATATAATTATTGATCCTTGAGGCATTGGATGGGCAGCTACGAAAATTCTAATGGAGGATATTCGCTTGGGGGATATATAGATGGAAATGACGTAGATGCTAAAAATATAAAACAGATGATGTCTCATTTCTATGAGTCTAGTTATCCCCAAAACGCATCCTATTGGCAACAAGGCAGCATTGACAAGCGATTCAAAGCCGGAGATCAGTCATTATGGTCGATGATCTATGGCGACAACAACTACTATCAAGCCCGTAGGTTCTTCTTCAACTTGATACGGCGCCATATCAATATGATCTGTGGGTATCAGCGTAAGAATCGTAAATCTACCATTACCCTTCCTAATTTTGAAGGCGATCAGTTATCCGATGAATTCAATGCAGTTCTCAAGTGGAGTGAAGAAAGAGATGGCTTCCAAGAGTATCTTTCGCAAGCTTTTGAAGGAAGTTGTGACACTGGCATGTCCCTTCTTCATCTTTACCCTGATTATACTCTTGATCCTGTCAGCGGGGATCTATTTACTGATCAAGTTGCTTACAATAATTTTCTGATCGATCCGTATTTCCGCAAGATGGATCTTACAGACTGCTCATTTGTCTGGAGGAGGCGTTGGGTCAATCAGGAAGCCGCTAAGGCTCTTCTTCCTGGTCATGCTAAGGAAATTGCCAAGATGCGTCCAAGCGGTCTTAAAGATGGCAGATTCCCTCTCCAAGCAGAGCTGCTCAATATGGCAACCAATCAGCTCTTTGCCTATGACGAATTCCATTACCGAACATCACGAGAGGCTACCATTGTCTTAGATCCCAAAACAGGGGAATCTATGCTATGGGAAGAAGATGAAGAAGACAGCGCGGATATGATGGAGCGCACGCTTGCTCAGCAGCCATGGCTAGTCATTAAGAAAACTCAGATTCCTACTGTTAAACTTTGCATTTGTTTGGGAGGGAAACCGCTTTACCATGGGCAAAATCTTCTGGGGATTGATTCTTATCCTTTTATTCCTTCTCTGTGTTATCACGAGCCAGATATTCAGTCTTATGCTTGGCGTGTTCAAGGCATCATTCGAAACTTACGTGATAGTCAGTATCTTTATAACATGAGAAAAGTTATCGAAATGGATATACTCCAATCTCAGATTAACTCTGGATGGATTTATCCGGTCGATGCCGTTGTTGACCCTAAATCTTTTAGACAATCAGGACAGGGCTTCCTTGTTCCTCTTAAAGCAGGGCACTTACCAAATGAGATTCAACGCGTCGAGGCAGCAGCTTTGCCTCAATCAATTATGGAGTTATCCCGTAGCCTCGCAGAAGATATTACCAAAATATCGGGAGTCAACGAAGAGCTACTCGGAGCAGCCACGGATGACAAATCTGGTATACTATCCATGTTGCGTCAAGGTGCTGGGCTCACGACTCTGCAAACTATCTTCGATAAGCTCGATTATACCCAACGCCTCTATGGTAAGATTCGTCTCCAAGCAATCCGAAAGAACTTTAGCAAGGGTAAGATCAGTAGCATACTTGGCCATGAACCCGATCCGAGATTCTTCACAAGTCATTCTCTCAAATATTCCGTCACAGTTGAAGAAGGAAATTATTCAGCTACTCAAAGACAGATGGAGCTACAACAACTCTTGCACTTCAGAGAACTGGGGATGAATGTAGCTGATAAGACTATCTGGCGAGCTGCATTTCTTACCAATAAGAAACAAGCTGAGCAAGACTCTGCGGAGATGGCAGAGCAGCAATCCCAGCAACAGCAAGCGCAAGCTGAGCAACAAGAGAAGGCTGAGAACGCCAAAGTTATGGCAGCCTATGCAAAATCTAGAGCTGATATGGCCCGCGAGAAAGACCTAGTGGCCTCAGCTCAAGAGAGACTTGCTAAGATCAATGAAATTCAATCCAACACCGAACATAAGAACACAGAAGCGGATCTAAATCTCGTTAAGATGATGATTGAACTTGAGGATATGGATTTTGCTAATTTCAAAAATAGCTTTGAAATGGCGCAATCGATAAAATTAGCAAATGAGCAAGAAAAAACAGCTCAAGCACAAACTCAATTAGCCTAAAACCTGGGAGGGCATATGGCAAAAGGCAAAAACATCCCTCTGATGAAAGGAATGTCCAATCATCAGTCTAAAATGGGACAAGAACACTGGGAAAAGACTCAATCTGAACTAGGCTCTGAAAGCGATCTTCGCTACACAGATAAGCCAAATCCAGAAGCTTTACAAGAGTCTACACAAAAGCTATCTGGCTATGTAAAAAAGAATCAGATGAAATATTAATTGCCTCGGGGCAAGGCTTAAGAGAGAGACGTTAATACCTTTTTTCTCATGCCCCATTTAATTTATGCAAGATAGACCTACAGTTGGCGCGTTAGCTGTCAAGGCTTCACAAGATACTACAAGATATGATCCTCTTGAGATAGGTCATGCTGTCAATGAGGACTTCGGCAAGCAATTAGAAGCTTGTGTGGAGCTGCATGACAAGATCTTTGATGAAGATGAATATTGCGTATGCTTCGTGCTAGCAAACGATCCTCTTATCCATGGAGTAAAGCGGCGTAAATTCTATGCCTATCCTCACCTACCATCTCCTAGACCCGATCAAGGCGTATTCTTATGGAGCAAGCGCAAGCAAACGCTTTTGAAACGACTATGGATTCTTCCGCCCGCTCCAGTGATGGAAGCCCTTTATCTTTGTCCTAATGTCGCCGACCAATTTAAAAGTATGAAACGCTGGAGCGTGGCTTTTTATGATGGACATTTCTGGGAGTCCATTCGTAAAGAACATGGCATCAAGATGCTCTCAGAAATCGAATACCTAAATGCTCACCGAGAAGAACTCATCAAGGCGGGCTGCAAGGAGATCGAGACTCTTAGGCCCGACCCCTTCGATTTCAGCAAGATTGCAACTTATAAGGTCATAGACACGAACGAGACGAGCCTTAATCAATGACTTTTCTAAAGCTTTTGGTAAACATAAAACTTGAATTGGGACATTTGCTCCCATGTAAGAAAGCGTCTTGCGATAATGTTCTAGATTTTTCTTTACATCTTCCTTGGAAAATGGAACAACATCCGGATTAATAATCATATCATCATCGATCATAGGAGCCTAAATGGAACAAGAAGTTAAATCATCCGAGCCTGAAATTACTCAAAAAAGTGATACAACACAAGAGCAAAAAGCAACTCCTGAACAAACAGCTCCTCAAGAAACCACCGAACAGATCAACTGGAAGAAGTTTCGAGAAGCAAGAGAAGTTGAGCGTAAGCAAAAGATAGAGGCAGAAAAACGCGCTGCCGAGAAAGAAGCCGAAGCTCAAGCTCTCAAAGCAGCTATGGAAGCTCTACTGAATAAACAAGATCATCGACAAGCTACGATGGATGTCTATAATCCCGATCAAGATATCTCAGAAGATGAGAAGATCCAACGCAAGATCGATGCTGCCTTGGCAGAAAGAGAGAAGCGATATCAGCAAGAGCGCATCCAACAAGAGCAGGCTAACTTCCCTCAGAGATTGACAGAGACCTTCCGTGACTTCGATCAAGTATGCACGCATGAGAATCTAGACTATCTTGAATATCACTATCCTGAAGTTGCTGCTGCATTTAAAAACTTACCCGATGGCTATGATAAATGGTCTAACGTTTACAAGGCCGTCAAGAGATTCGTTCCAAACGTGGATGGAAAAAAAGAGCAGAACAAAGCCGATAAGAACTTCTCCAAGCCACAAGCTATGAGCATTGCCGGAAAGACTCAAGTCGGCGATACAGCTCCTATTCAACTCGATGAAGCAAGAAGGCAAGCGAATTGGCAGAGAATGCAGAAGGTGATGAAGGGAGGATGAGTCAGGATCATTTCCGTGATGTTACGAAAATGATCACTCATCTATCAAACGGATTCTATGTTTACCTGATTTACTTTCGATTTCTGGTTTTCTCTTCGATAGCACATAGACGCCCGTGGAAGTCTATCATGTCTTGTCGTATGGCTTCGATTAGTGCAGAAACACGAGTTTCAAGTTGACGATGATCATTACGTGATTCGGATCTATTCCATAACCACAACGTCAAAGTAAATACCATGTTTCCTAAAACGAAAATTGTAAATTGTATCCAGTCCATTTGAGCCCCTTTGTCCTCTTGTCATTAAATATTTGATTCGTTATGTTGAGGTCAGCGTAACATAAGATTCGCTATCTTAACCCATGGCAGACATATAGGGAATCGCCAACCTAGGCAGTAATTAGTTTTTTTCGCCAAAAACGCCAAAACTAAAACTTAACTTAGGTTCAAATATGTCATCTGGGATCACCAACATTAACAACATGGCTCCAGAGCTACCTTTGCAGCTTAGCGAAGATCTGCTCTCTACGCCCATGTTCAACCTCATTCACAGTTTCGGCGCGGATTTACATTATGCCGAATCACATATTGGGCGAAATATCCGTATGTCCCGATATGAAAGACTCTCCACAAATGGCGGCCAACTCGATGGTTCTGGTATTGATCCAGCTCCTGAAGTTGTCGTCCGTTCTGATATCGACGCTAAAGTTGAAATCTACGCCAAAACCGTAGTCATCAACGAGCAAGTTGTATTATGGGAAAACGACAAAGTTCTCACTAAATTCACAGCTCTTCTCGGGCAGTGGCTACGTGAGAAAGAAGATCTTCTGATGCGCGATCTTTACGCTTCATCTGTGAGCTACATCAATGCCACAGGCGGGGTAAACGGGGATCAGCCAAGTGAAATTTCTCGTAATGACATCAACAACATTGAGCGTATCTTGCTTGGCAATGATGCACGCACAATGCTAGAAACCATCGAAGCTCAGAACAAATTCGGTACAGCGCCAACTCGCGATGCCTTCATTGCTCTTGCTTCGACTGATATCACTCCAGACCTTCAAAACGTTCAAGGCGTACTGCTCAAAAACGCATACCCAATGCAAGAAGGACTGAGACCAGAAGAATACTGTTCAGTAAGCCGCTTCCGATTCTTTGTCAGCTCAAAAGCTGCTAAGACACCAGGCGCATCTTTGACAGGAGCCACAGTCTATACAATTCCTATGTATGGGCTTGAAGCTGCAACAAAAGTTGAACAGAACAACTATAGCGCACTCTTAGGGTACAGACCTCCTTATGTTGTGTCTAGCGTTGCCCAAAACAGCCAATTGTATGCCAAGTTCGCGATCGGTCGAGCAATCACCAATCAGAACTGGATCTCTGGGCTTAACGTAACACAAAGACTGTAAGGAGTTATATATGCCTTTTACTATTCTTGATGGTGGTTCATTCACATCGACTGCGGCAGGAGTTAAAATTCCTCTTCCCAGTTCTGCTGATTATTTTAAAATCGTTAACGTAACGCAAATGGCAGCAGCCGGAACTACCTGCGTTGCTGGCGAATGGTTCGGCTCTAAATTTGGAGCTGGGGCTACCGCTGCTAACGATGGTATCCGCTGGAGAAAGGCTGCATCAAATGCAATCTTAATTGATACATTTGCAACAGCTACAGCTACCAACGGCTTTACATATGTCACTACTGCTCCTGTGGTAGAGGCGCAAGCTGCAAATGCTATTACAGGTATCACAGCAGCAAACCCAGCGGTTGTTACCCAGACAAATACCTATGCCAATGGTGATCTAGTACGAATTTACAATACTACTGGTGATCTTACAATTGGCGGCATGGTATTCCAGATTTCATCTGCATCTGGAGCAGGCTACACGTTGCTTGGTCTTGCAAACGTTGCTGGTAACGGTCTTGCCGCTGCAACAGCAGGTAATACACGACGTATTTCGACGTTTTCAGCAGTGGAACCAGAATATCTTTATATCACCAACATTAGCCGTGCGACCCAGATGGTTGTTAGCGTTAGCATTGATCCTGCTAACTATTATGTTGTGGGTAACAAGGTTCACTTAAGCGTTCCTGCATCGTTTGGAATGACTGAAGCAAACCAACTTACCGGAACAATCCTGGCACTCAATGCCGTGGCTGCATCCGGAAGCATTGGTGCTTACAATATGACACTGGATATCGATTCAACCGCATTTACTGCTTTTGCATTCCCAGCTTCTGCATTGTCGCCAACAACTCGCTTGTTTGCAACTTTAGCACCTGCCGGATCAAAAACAGCATATGATCCAGTAACACTGGTTCAAACAGGTTATGAATTTAACCTCACACCTTTCCGTACAGGTGAGTTTGTTCCTTATATGCTCATTGGCGGCGGCGGGGCAGGTAATGCTTCGGGTGCTGCAAATGACATCATCAACTGGGCTTCTTATAAATTCGAAACCTAAGAATTTATGTCCCCATGAGTCGGCTACAATGTAGCCGACTCTCATGGGATATAAATTAAGCAAGTACATGGCAAACAATATTTACTTACCCCCGACTCCTGTTATCCCAGGGATGCTTCTCATCACTGCTATTACCAATGCCTATCCTATGGTCGTGACCTTCACAAATTCTATCTACAATACGTATGTTTTAGGGCAACTTGTTACGCTTACCGTTCCTCCTCCCTACCGAATGATCCAGGCAAATGAGCTTACAGGAAAGATCATAGCTATCAATGGGTCTACATTTTCATTAGATATCGATTCTAGAAACTTCGATACGTTTGTAATCCCTAATCCCGCATCCATTCCTACTCCTAGTCAGCCCGCGTCCCTTGCGCCAGGAGGCAGCAGAAATAACTACAACGTAACACTTGAGCCCTTTCAATCACTAAATAACCAAGGAAACTGATATGTCCACACTCATTCAAGTAACTGCATCAGGAGAAGAACACGGCTTGATTAAAAGACTTGCCAATAGCGTTCCTTTCGATGACTTCAAACATATGTCACCTACTACAAAAGCAAAGGCTGAGAAACTGAAGAAAGAAGAAAGCAAGATGGTCAAAGCTAAATATCTCAACTCACGCGGTAGGCACGAAAGGCTTACAAAACCCTATTGTAGATGGTCTGGCGACAATATCCAGATCTGGCATTTCATCCCAGGACATGTCTACGAAGTGCCCATGGGCCTTATCAACGAAGTGAATGCCGTAAAAACAGTTATCCGCGAGGGTAAATGCGATGAGAATGGAGACAATCCATTGGCTAAAGACGAGATCGATGAGCCCTTACACCAGTTTGTAGCGGCAAATTTTTAAATATTGAGGGAAGATGACATTAGCTCCTGCAAATTCCACATATGCCTACATTGAAACCAAGGTAAGAAGGCTCACTGCGTCATCCAGTGAGCAATCTTTGCGCTCTGCATCGATCCAGGAGTATGTCAATAATTTCTATAATCAGAATTTTCCCAATTCGATAAAGACCGACCAAATGCGGTCGGTCTATACGTTCTATACTGCACCAAACATCGATCGATATCCTGTAAATGTGAACTACAATCAGGGATTCCGCTCTCCTGTATATGTAGATGGCATTCAAGGTTCATTCTTTAAGGATAGAGATCAATTTTTCCTTATGTGGCCAAGATGGCCTACTCTATTTCAGCAATCTCCTACAACCCTTACAGGCTCTATCACGGCAGCTACAAATGCTAATCCATGTCAGATTACGAGCGCAAACCATGGTTTGATTACGGGTAGCGTAATATCGATCACAGGTGTTGTAGGTATGATTCAGCTTAATGGCAATACATATACGATCACTGTAGTTGATGCAAATAATTTTACACTAAATGGGATTGATTCGACGGCTTTTGGTGTGTACATATCAGATGGAACTTGGACAGCCAATAATCAGTTTTTCTCTTTTACAATCGGCTCAGTGCCATTCTTAAGCCAGCAAGTAACCATAGGCTCCGTTGATACAAACGGAGGGGCAATCAGAATCAGTGACGATGGTAATGGCAATCTTCTCTACGACGTTCCTAACCCCATTATTTCGGTTCCTCCAGCCCTTACAAATGTTCCAGGAATGAAAAATTTAAATACTGGAAATCCTGGCGATCTGGTTCAAACACTCATTGGCACTGTAAACTACGTAACGGGGCAATTTACCTTTACTCTTCCTTCAGGAGTATCAGTAGGGACTGGACAAATTCTACGCATTTTCGTCTCTCAGTATACGACTGGAAGACCTTATTCACTGCTTTTCTGGAATAATGAGATCACTATCCGACCAGTGCCTAAATGGACTCATAAGATTGAAGTTGAAACCTACCTTACTCCTGTTCAGTTCATGAGCTATTCTAATAATCCTATCATGAACCAATGGGCTAAATACATAGCCTATGGAGCCGCTATCGATATCTTGACTGATAGACAAGACATGGATGGGGTCAATAATTTGATGGATGCCTTCAAGTATGAAGAAGGACTTGTTTTAGAAAGACAAGGCGCAGAAGAGATAGGACAGAGGAATACCACCATCTTTTCGTCATCTGTACAGGGACAAGGAAATTATTGGGGAAGCTGGGGGAACTGGTATTAGTGTCATATAAACCGCTTTACATTCGCAAAATGGAGACGGGGCTTGTGCAAAGCAGGCAGGATTTCATCTTGCCTGATGATGCCTATCCTGTTTTAGAGAATGCTTATGTATGGCGTGAAAGAATCAAAAGACGTCAGGGACTAGATCTTGTAGGAAGATTGCGTAGAGTCTTAACAGGGCTATCTCTTGGCCTTTCTGGGGCCGATCCTTGGACATTTACCATCTGGTCAACTCTAGCACCTCCTATCGTTCCTGAAGCTACTGCTCAGATTGAGCCTGGAAGCGTAGTGATCGATATAGGAGGAGTTATACTAATCGATCAAGGTGATGGAACTTTAGCTACTGCTCCTCCTAGTGGGGTTACAGGGACTATAAACTATCAAACAGGTAGCGTGACAATTATGGGAGCTGGAGCTGGAGTGGCAACAACCATCAGCTTCAATTATTTCCCTGGCCTTCCTGTGATGGGGCTTCGTTCTAGAGAGCTGAATTCAATCAATATCGAGCAACTTATCGCCTTCGATACGTTCTATGCCTACAGATTCGTAGGAACAGGTTGGCAAGAATTTATTCCAGGAACTACCTGGAGCGGGACATTACCTGATGCTGATTCGAATTTCTTCTGGTCTACAAACTATTGGGTGGGCGATGGTAACCAAAAGATATTTTGGGTCACGAACTTTTCAGGAATCACAGGCGATCCTATTCGCTATACCAACGGCACTACCTGGATAAATTTTGCCCCTACGATCAATGCAGCAGGTGAGGTTCTAGCTCAATGTCTCGCCATGTTGCCATTTAGAGGAAGGCTTGTAACATTCAATACATTGGAAGGCGCGAATTTAGCCACTTCCGTTGCTTATACCAATCGAATACGATGGGCAGCAATCGGAACGCCATTTAGCACACCAAGTGCGATTGTAACGCCTGTAAATGCTAATGCATGGCGTGATGACATACGAGGACAAGGAGGATTTCTTGACATCCCGACTTCTGAAAGTATCGTTGCAGTTGGCTTCGTCCGTGATAATTTGGTTATTTACTGTGAGCGCAGTACTTGGCAGCTGCGTTATACTGGGCGCTCTATTGCTCCTTTCCAGATTGAAAAAGTTAATAGTGAGCTCGGCTCAGAAAGTACTTTCAGTGCTGTCCAGTTCGACACATCACTTATCGGAATAGGAGACAAAGGAGTTGTTGAATGCGACAGCTTCAAGTCTGAAAGGATCGATATCAAGATTCCCGATCTTGTCTTTGAATTCAAAAATGAAAGCGAAGGAACAAAACGAGTCCATGGCATTAGAGATTTTCAAGAAAGACTTGCTTATTGGACTTACGTTTACAATCCTGCATCGACTCCAGGTCAGAAGTTTCCCAACCGTCGATTAGTCTATAACTATGAGAATGACTCCTGGGCTATCTTTACAGACTCTTTGACAGCATTAGGAACTTACCAAGAAGCCGTAGCGCGTACATGGATAACAGCCGATTCCACATGGAATAAAGCTAACTTTCCATGGCTAGATGTTCCAGCTCAATTTCCTTTCATTGTAGGAGGAAATCAGCAAGGATACGTTCATAAACTTTCGTCTAATCTGTCTCCAAAAACTACTAATGATGTTACTCTTTTCATCACCAACATCGTAGGAGCTACCACTACGCCTACGATCGTCACAAGCCCTAACCATAATCTTGTGACGGGTCAGGTGATCACCATTCATGATTTACCATCTACTGATCCTTATGCAGCTAGTCTAAACAGTCCTAGAACTGGTGCTATTACAGGAGCAACACAAGCCAACCCATGTCAGATCACAAGTACTAACCATGGTCTTTTGACAGGTTCTAGAATCGATATCTCAGGTGTGACCGGAATGGTAGAACTCAATGGATTGAGCTATATCATTACGGTAACGGGCGTAAATACATTTACTCTAGATGGCATTGACTCTACAAATTTCACTGCCTACGCAGGCGCTGGGACTTGGAGTTACACTAATGCTTTTGCCGTATTCATTGATCCTACCAGCAGCCCTTTAGATACCTTCCAGCTTTGGAAGTATTCACCTGTTACACTCGATTTTACCATTCCTCAAACCGATGCTCCAGGAACATATCAAGGCGGAGGACAAATCGCCGTTAGAGACGGTTTTAGTATCGTTAGCAAGAAATTCAACTTCCTAGAGCAAGGGCAAAACATTCAATTAGGATATATAGATCTTTTGACTGATACCACAGAAAGTGGGGCGATCACTCTCAATGTCTATCTCAACTACAATAACAGCAGCCCAGTCAATATTTTGCCAGAGAATGTTAACCCTGTAACGTTTTTGCCAGATCCCTTTTTCAATACTACAGTCAATACGTTTCAAGGAGCAGGAATGCCTAGCATAAAGAATAACCAAAGAGTCTTTTGTTCAATGTGGGGGCATTTTGTCACCCTGCAATGGACTCTATCCAAGGCACAACTTATCAGCGTTGAGCAAGAATCAGACGTACAAATCGATTATCAAATTTTGTGGATAAGACCAGCAGGAACACAACTCAATAATATTTAGGTAAATTATGGCATCATATATTCGTAACCAACCCGTGGCCACAGACGACTTAAGCGTTAGTGCTCCGATCTTATCAGGTAATACCAACAAAGCCGATGATAGCTTTGGGATCGATCACTTCCAGTTCTCTGATCTGACTACAAACAATGGATTCCATAAGAAAGTCACCTTACCAGGGAGTCTAGCTGCTCCTACTCCAGCGGCTGGATTTGGGGATATGTATGCCGTTACTACAGCATCTATCACAAAGCCCATATGGAGAAGAGATGGTCTTGCTGGCACACCTGAATTCCCTATGCTACCTATTAAAGCTTTTGGATCATATTCTAGTACTGGAGTAGCTATCGGAACTCCCTCAAATATATTTTCATGTACAAATGTAAGCACAGGAAGATACGATTTTGTGCTTTCAGCGAATGTTCTTGATCCTGCCGGAGCCGCGAATTATTCCATATTTGCTGCATCTAATAAAGCAGGCAGCAATCCAGCGACTATTTTAATGGGCATTCCTCTAACAGCAACAACTTTTCAGGTTTTTAGCCGAGATCATGCGAATGTTTTAACAGATTCTGAATTCAGCGTTATGGTTCTTCAATTATGACCTCACAAACCTCACAAGAATTCGAATCCTTCGTTCCGGTCTACGATACCGTTCCTGAGAAATGGGAAGACGGAAGAGCATTCCTTGTTGAGCATTTGAAGAAGATCTCCAATGCCGTCAATATTCGTACAATCGGATGGCTGCTTGATGAAGAGCTTCTCAGTGGGCAAGCGTTCATTCCTGGAGCAAATACACCAGCAGGTAATACAGGTTCCAATTTTCGTCAGGTTCTAAGAAAAGTTGTGAATGTAGGCCCATTAGTAGCTGGCGTTAATGCAGGAGTAAACCATGGAGTCACATTCGATGCAAATTTCACGCTTATAGATCTATGGGTAGCAGGAACGGATTCTGTAGGCTTTACAGCAAGAGTAATAAGTGGCAATGATGTAATCATGAACGCAACACAGTTGGTCATTACATCACCTCAAGCATTTGATAGGGCATATGCCTTCATTGAATATACACAGGAATTATAGGTAAATTATGGGACTTTTCAAAGAGATAGGTAAATTTTTCCGAGGAACTCCTGGGAAGTATCAACAAAGATCTACGCTAAATCCAGAGCAACAAGGATTAGCCCAACAATATTACAACTCTATTCGTGGCCAAGGAGCAGGCGGAGCGTTTGGAGATGTTGCGGATTATTATCGCGGTAATTTGAGTGATAACCCAGCCGATTTCCAAGCTTTTGCTGCTCCAGAAATGCGAAGGTTCAATGAGCAAATCATCCCTGGTCTTTCCGAACAATTTGCTGGGATGGGCTCAGGAGGTCTTTCAAGCAGTGGCTTTCGCAACGCAGCAGTTGGAGCAGGTACGGATCTTAGCGAGCGTCTTGGAGCGATTAGAGCGCAACTAAGACAGCAAAGTGCTCAAGGATTGCAAGGCTTCGCTCAAGGTGGCTTAAACCCATCATTCAATGAAAATCTTTATACAGCAGGACAGCCAGGTTTTATCGATACTGCTATGCAAGGACTGGGTCAGGCTGGCACAGGAGGCTTTGGAGGATTAGGCGGTTTCGTAGGAGGAGCAGCAAGCAATTGGTTGAAAAATAGACGAGCCAATACTTCACAGATTTATGGCAATCAACAAGGTCAGGGAGGTTAAGGTGGTACAAATCATAAATGACCCATACGCCGGGAATGTATTCGGTCGTATAGGCAAAGGTCTCGGTCAAGGTTTAAGCGAGCAGCTTCCTAAAGAGGTAGAACGCACGAGACTTGCTTCTGGATTAAAGAAACTCAGTGAAAAATCTAAAACTGAAAAATTATCTCCTTTAGATATATTTACGGAAGCGGCTGGACTTCCTGGTATTACTCCTCAACATCTTTATACGATGGCTCCAATACTTAATCAGCAAATACAAAAACAAAATTTCTTAGCACGAGGCGAGCAAGGAGGAGCAGGATCTCCTAATATTGAGAAACCAAATCTAGGAACAGAAGGTCAAAATAGACATTCAGCATCAGGTGTTCCTAATCTAGCAGCTCCTGAAAGCGGTTTTGTAAGTCCCTCAGATATTGCTAATTATAAAGAAACCGTTTTGCAAGAACCTGGCTTCAATCAGATTAATTCATTAGCCAAAGATTATTTAGATCAGGGTATTACTCAAGATCCCCAAGAAGCAACTTCGTTAGCTGCGAAGGAATTGGCTCAAAATCGAGCAGCGCAAGCAACAAAAATTCAAGCCTTTAAGGATGATTTTGGAGGTGAAAATGGGCGATTTGCTTTACAATTGCAGTCGGGCCCGCTTGGTCAAAAAAGCTTTAAAGCTGTGGCCGGAGAGATCCAACAAGCTCTCTTAGATCAGGGAGAATATAGAGTTGGAGCATTAGGCATGAATCCTGCTGCGGTTGCTCTTGAAATGAGCAATATCGCTACAGAACTAGGGAAAACTGTAACTCAAACGAATGCAACCGGATCTTTTTGGAATCAATTTGCAAGTAAGCAATCAAAAATCACAGATCTGAGAGAACAAAAGAAGGAATTTGAAAAATATGGGTTTGGGGAGCAATTTAATGATATCGCATCAGCAGCTTTAGGGATTACGCCTCTAGAAGCTGCAAATATATTGTCTCCTCTAGAAAATAAGTCTATATCTGACATGATTGCAAAAACCAAGAAAATCTCTCAGAAATCAACGCAAAATAATATTGATACAACGACTTTAGACAAAATCATTCGATCGATCACACCTAAAGACAATCTTTTTTCGATCGAATATATGTTGAGAAATAAGCAACTAGATATTCAACAATTTAAGAAAAGAGTGCAGGAACTTGTAAATGCCAAGGAAATCGCTCTTACGCCAGAACAAAAAAGACAAATGAAAAGAACCGTAAGTGAATCATTTCTTGGTGATTTATTATTTGAAGCACTTTAAGGAGAAAATATGGCTTCTGCTATTTTTGGAGTTTTAAAATATTTGCCAGCTTCTTTGGCTAGGAAAGCTCTTGCGAAAGCAAACCCTGGTTTTGAGAATTATTTCTCTAAAGCTTTGAGTTATGGAGTAGATGCTAATCGCGCATTGGATTATCTCATTGATAAATTTGAAAACAGTGCTCAAAAAGATTTTAAACAACAGCAAGAATCTAGAGCTGCCGAAGGAACATTAAGACCTGACGAAATGGCAACTAGAAGTCAGGTGGCAAATGCGGCTATTCCAGGAAAAATATTGAAAGGAGGAGCATCTGCACTTTTAGGAGGAGCATTAGGAATAGGCTCTGAAAGAAGGCCATCCCAAGAACAAGAACCTACATTAACCGATGAAGAAAAAAGACAAGCTACTCTCCAAGCATTTAATGAAAGATTACGTTCTAAAAAACCTAAATCTGAACTTTCTAGAGAAGAATTGACCCGTCAATTCGAAGAATCTCAACAAGGCGGTCAAGGTAAAGCAGCTTTACTGTCGACCATGCAGCAGCTTACCGAAGCGCTAAGGCAAATGAGAGGCCAAGGTGGATGAACTTCTGCGATTGCTTATTCAATTCATAGATCAAATCGAAGGATCATTCGATGAATTGGATGATGCGGAAGCTCAAGAAGTAGCTAACTTCTTAACCGAAACCATGAACTTTCTCATGGAAGGTCAAGCAGGTCAAGAACCTGCTCAAGGAGAGCCGCAAGTTGAAGCTCCAATACCTGTAGGAGCCGAACTACTTTGGATTCTAGCTGGCGGCCAAGAAGATGCCTTTGTCAATTATCTTCGTACTTATCCAGACCCTGCTCTCAACTCTATCTTGCAGAATCCAGAGATGCTCCAATCAACATTGGATCGTCTCAATAGGACAATGCCTCAAGGTCTCAGAGGTCAAGAAGGAGGCATTCAACAAGCGCCTATCGATTCGAGTAACATCTACGGATTCAACTACAATCCAAAGAGCGGCTCACTCCTAGTCCGATTCCAATCAGGAGCTGTTTATGGATATCAAGGCGTTCCACCTGGAGTTTTCCGCGTGTTTCAACAAGGCGCAATTCCCGCGAAGACAAAAGGCGAGAATCGTTTTGGAAAGTGGTGGCAAGGTAAGATTCCATCACTGGGGGCGGCCTTTTATGAATTGATTCGTCAAGGTGGCTATCCGTATCAACGCATTTCATAAGCCGAGTCCTTCATGCGCTTTCATCATTTTCACATCGAAAAACATCGTATCCTGATTCTTTTTCATGATCTTAAGAGTTGTTGCGATCTCGTAAAAATGTTCATGCATGAATTCTGATTGCCCACGATATTGAGCTATAGCCATATAAGTATTCATGACAGTCAAAATCATTAAAATAACCATATAAAACTTTTTCATTTCTTTACCTCAAGATGTTCAACTTTAACTTCGAGCTTAGCAATTCTTTCCTTCATGTCAGCTAAATAGATCATGATTGTGAAAAATGTAGCTACAGCAACAAAATATATGCCGATTTTTTCCCAATTAACCTTATTTTCCATGAGGGACACTCCAATAAATTCCCCAAGATAAGATCAAGATACATAAAATAATAGGCCAGATCATTTCTTACTCCTTTCCTCTAATGTGCAAAGTCTGCCATTGATTTCGCTCAAGTCTTTATGGATTCCATCTATTTTTGATCCAAGATAAAACATAGGGGCCAACATTAACCCAATAAATGTTGCTATGCCGCCGATAAATCCTACGATTTCGAGAGCCATTGTCCAGTTCATTTTCTACTCTCTTCAATGGCGCAAAGTCTACCGTGGAAGTCCTTCATTTCGGTTTCTATTGCTCGCAGGATCACCATTGTTTCTGCTCTTAATTCTCGATTATCTGAACGTGATTCTGATCTGTTCCAAAAAAATAAGCCCGCAAAAGTCACGATCAAAATTAGAAATTGTGTCCATTCCATAACCTCTCTCCTTGTATATCACTAGTCTATAATATTCAGACATTTAAGATCAATCTCTTTCCTTCGCTTCATCTTCTTGCGTTTTTTCTTGTGAAAGAAATTCCTGAATCTTTTGAATATCTACTAGTTCTTTTTCTAATTCTATAAAATGTTTTTTAAGATTCCATGCAAGGTTTTCAATTTCTTCTATTTGCATTTTCACATTGGCCAAACTGTACGGAATTTTGCTAATTCTTTCCTTCATCTTGGTCTCATCAGCCAAACAAAGTCCTCTTTCATTTAAAAATAATCTAATTTCAAATAATGATCTTTTGCCAAAATTCCTTTCCTTCATTAATTCAGAAGAAGTCCATTTTATTAAATCATTAATCGTAAGGATATTAATTCTCCTTAAACAGTTCTCTGTTCTAGCAGAAAAATTTGCATCTCTTATTTTTAAATCAAGAATCGTTATGATTTTTTCAGTCATTTTTCTCCCTTTTTTGTGAATTTCTCATAGGATGATTTTTAAATTTCTCCTTCATCCTTTCACATGTTTTGTCGAAAAATTCATCAGAATAATTTGCCATTGCCATAGTCCCAACAAAAGAAATCTTTAAAAAAGCTAAAACGGCAGATCTGCTCCAACCATTTGCGATGGCAAAGACAAGAATTAGTCTATGTAATTCATCAATTTCTTCTTGAGAAGGATATTTCTTCATTTTTTCTCCCAACAAGGAAACACAGCGATATCATCATGACCACATTCTTCACATTTACCGATCATAGCCATTTGAGTCCCTTTCAAATTCCATTTGCCACAAGCTTCACAAAGACGAATACATGTAGAGCGTTTATCCTTCAACTTATTCTCTATGACATGGGCTAGCCATTCTTGGATGCTCTTACCTTCTTTATAGGCTTGCAATTTTGCTCTGCGATGAAGGTCTCCATCTATCCGAATAGCTAAATATTTTTCTGTTATCTTCTGCATATTTTACTCTCTTATTTGAGGCTAACAACTTATCATTGTGCACAATTCCTGGCAATATGGATTAATTTTTCGTAGCAATCTAAAACTTTATTTTGTACATTGGGCTCAGCGTAACAAGAAGTCGCTATCTTGATCCTGTAGGCTGTAGCTACGTTCGCCTTCGTAACAATTTTAGTCTGAAATTTTTACTTAGGTTCGAACTATGACATCAAATTCAATGGGTCAAAACCCACTCGGATATACAGGCATCAACTTCTTTCAAAACCCTGTCCTCATCACTGCTAATCGTGCTCCTACAACTAATGACATTTATCCTATCGGAACTCGATGGTCTGATGGCTCTGTAAATCCACCTGTTATCTATGAAACTACTGGTAACGGCATCTGGGATGTTGGAGCAAACCCAGTAGCAACAACAACCTCAACAGGTATAGTTGAACTTGCTACTTATGCAGAACTCTCTACAGGAACAGCTCCTGCCGCATACTATGTTGGCACAGCTAATGACGTTTTCACCTATATCAATTCCGTAGCCGTAGCCGGAGCCCCTATTGCTCAAACAGGCGTTACAGGGATTACCAACCTAGCTACAGATGCGCAGGCCGTAGCAGGAACAGCAACAGTCCCTGGGGTCACGGCTCTTGCAGTACAACCATCTAACCTCGCTGCGGTATTTGCAGCTCCTCCAGCAATCGGTGGTACAACTCCAGCTGCTGGGTCATTTACTGCGGTTATTGGTACAACAGCTAATTTCTCAGGTCTCATCACAGGCACTGCAAGCGCAACCATCACTACTGGCGCAACAGCTCTTAACCTGGCCTCTGATGCTTCAACTGGTGCAGTAAATATCGGTACTGGAGCCGGTGCACGTGTAATTACCATTGGTAACGTTACAGGCGCAACGGCGGTAGCTATCAATACAGGTACAGGATCATTTGCGGTTGCAACAACAGGCGCAGGGGACATCACCTTAACATCTGCCGATACCGTCCTTATCGATGGCGCAGGCGTTGTTGAGATTAATTCCTCGGCTGGCGTGATCTCAATTGGCAATGATGCCGTAGCTCAAAATATTAATATTGGTACAGGTGCCGCCGCACGAGTAATTACTTTGGGTAACTCTACAGGCGCCACACAAGTCGTTCTTAATGGTGGAACAGCAGGGATCTCAGTCGGAGCCAACGCAATTGCACAACCGATCGTCATCGGTAATCAGACTGGTGCAACCAGCGTTACCGTTGATTCGGGTACAGGAGCAATCAATATCGGTACTGCGATTGCCAAAACAATCACCATTGGTAATGCTACTGGAGCGACTGCGGTTAACATCACAGCAGGTACAGGCGGTTCAACCTATACGACTACAAACGGAACGTTCTCGTTGGTGACTGGTACGGGAGCTATTAATATTGGAGCTGATGCCGCCGCACATACAATTACCATTGGTAACTCTACAGGTGCTACATCAGTTGTTGTAAACTGTGGTACAGGCGCTCTTAACATTGGTACGAACGCCATTGCTCACACAGTGACTATCGGTAACGTTACTGGTGCCACAGCCGTAAACGTCAATTCGGGCACAGGTGCTTGCGCTTGGACGACAACTAATGGTTCATTCGGCCTGGTGACTGGTACCGGAGCTATTAACCTTGGGGCTGATGCCGCCGCGAAAACGATTACCATTGGTAATATCACTGGCGCGACTGCCGTCAACGTGAACTCAGGAACTGGGGCATGTGCTTGGACAACCACAAACGGTAGCTTTGGCTTAGTTACAGGTACAGGTGCAATCAACATCGGGGCTGATGCCGCCGCCAAGACTATAACAATTGGTAACCAAACGGGCGCTACAAGTGTTGTAATCGATGCAGGTACAGGTGCATTGAACATTGGTACAGCAATTGCTAAGACCATCACTATCGGTAACATCACAGGCGCAACAGCCGTGAATATCAATACCGGAACTGGTGGCTCTACATATACCACTACTAATGGCACATTTGGACTTGTTACTGGAACAGGCGCAATCAACATCGGAGCTGATGCCGCTGCCAAAACGATTACTATCGGTAACGTGACAGGAGCAACCGCCGTTAATGTCAACTCTGGTAGCGGAGCATGTGCTTGGACTACAACCAATGGAAGTTTTGGGATTGTCACAGGAACAGGCGCGATCAATATCGGAGCTGATGCCGCTGCTAAGACTATTACAATCGGTAATACAACTGGTGCTACTGCGGTCAATATTACAGCAGGATCAGGTGCTGTAAACTGTGCTACAGACTTTAACTTGACATCAGTTGCAACTAAGATCTCGATGAATGGCGGTGCAGTAACCGACTTCATCGGCAGAGCTACTCTTGTTGCTGGAACTGTAACCGTGGCTAATACCAACATCGCAGCAGGTGATAGGATCTTCGTAACAAGATCAGCCTTGAATGGCTCGCCAGCATTGGGATTCCCGATCACTACTATCAGCGCAGGCGCAAGCTTCACCATCGCAGCTTATAGCGCAGCTGGTGCTGCCGTAGCTACAGACGTCTCCACATTTGACTATCTGATTGTCCGGCAGACCTAGGTTTGATTCTAATTACTCCCTATGGTTTAATGTCCCTAAACCATAGGAGGATTATATGCACGGAATATCAGAGTGCGAGACATGTGGGCAAAAATATAAGTGGAGAAGATGCAATAAGGGTAAACCGCCTAGATTTTGCTCTTTTAAATGCAGGAGTTGGAAGGGTTTAAAGGGTAGGACAAAAAATTCTGAACTATCAGAAGAAGCCAATCTTGCTAGAATAAAAAAAAATTATGAAAAGAATGTTGTTAAACAGGAAGGCTGCTGGGATTGGAAGGGATGTGTAGTTCGAGGGTATGCAATATTAGGAATTCGTCCTTATCTTAAAGCTCATAGAGCCTCATGGATAGTACATAATGGGCCGATTCCAAAAGGGGTTCTTGTTTGTCATACTTGTGACAACACAAAATGTACAAATCCAGAGCACTTGTGGCTTGGAACATATAAAGAAAATACACAAGACAAAATAAAGAAAGGCAGATCAAATACTCCTAATGGAAGCCAACTAAAAGTAGCTAAATTAACTGAAGAACAAGTTGAAAAAATAAAGTTTATGCTGAATGATAAAATACAAGGCAGTGAAATCGCTAGGATGTTTGGAGTTTCACCGAAAGTGATATCTCGCATAAAGCATAATGAAACATGGAAGCATGTTGAGGTAATTAATGGCTAAGAAATCATCCCTCTATGATGGAATGGGTAGTGGGGGAGAAATCCCCCACACTGGAAAAGTCAAAGAAGTCATGAATTTATATGACAAAAGATCTTTGAAAGATTCCGCTGGACATTGTATTTTAAATTCTAAAGAAGCACTCATGGGAGCGTTGAATCAATCGCTCAAGAGTAAAAACCGTCTCAAAAACGATGAGGGTATTTACACAAGTGATGCAGCTACAGATGAATTTAGAAACTTTTAAATAGGAACGAGTTGATGTTTGAAAATATGATGGGCATGCAGTTATTTTCCTACACTGTAGATGGGAAAAAAGGCTTTATATTTTTTGAAAATGGCACACCACTGCCTGTGGCCAAAGAGATGTTATTCCAATGCCAAAAGCAACTTGGGCAAATCGAGGATAACGTAAAAGCTCAGCAAGAAGCTCAAGCCACGGCTCAAGCTAAAGATGAATCTAAAGTAGAGCCTATAATGGAAGCTGTATGAAGAAAAATTGGATTCAAGATGCCCTTGGGCCTAAGAGTAAAGGCAAGCTACATAAAAAGCTTGGCGTGCCTGAAGGGAAAAAGATTCCAGAATCCAAAATCAAGAAAGCCGAGCATTCCAAGAGTCCAAAGTTGCGTAAAGAAGCAACTTTGGCTCAAACCCTGAAACATTTAAGGAAAAAATAATGGCTGATATTTCATCTTTCCAGGCAATCCCTGCCGTATCTTTTGACTTAACAACGCTTACGGGAAGCTTTCAGTCTCTTAATGGATCTGGGTTTTCAGACGATATCAAGATCATGAAGATTTTCAATCCCAGTACGACGACAGGGGTTGATATTAGCTATGATGGAGTCAATAAACATGATTATTGGCCTCCAGGGGCAACACTTATCATCGATTTCCAAACCAATCATGCTGACAACGCTTCGAATGGCGCGGGAACACTTTATGGTCGAAAAGGACAGATTATTTACGGAAGGACATCTACAACGAGCACAGAGTTGCAGATCGCTGGTTATCGCTAATATTGTGAGGACAAATGAGTCAATTTTTTAGAGATCCTTCTGCAAGTCCTCCTCCTCCTGGATCAGTTGTAGAATTTACTGGTGATACCGGTACAAATCCCGTACCTCCAGATGGCTCAGGCAATGTAAATTTATTTGAAGATCCTACAGCGCCAGGCATAATAACCCGAGGTAATATAGCCACAAACACAGTGTTCTTTGGCTTAGCTCAACCCACAACCTGTGGTACAGGACAAACGATCAATACCGGCACAGCGGATCTTGTAACATTGTCGCTCGGTGCTTCTGCTGCTACCTATACTTTGAATGCAAATGTGGCAGGAAAAGCAGCAACCCAATCAGGTGTTGGGGGCACATCTTTTGCAGTTGTACGTACAGATGGAGCGACAGCAACATTAATCGATATTAGCGACGATGTCATCAACAGTGATTTAGTGTTAGCAGGTGCGTCATTTACTTTCGTTGCCTCGGGCAATGATGTTATTTTGAGGGCTACGGGCTCTCTTGGAACAGTAATCAATTGGAACGGCTGCGTTACATATGTATCCGTTGTAGCAGGTATATAATGGCTGGTATAAAAAACGATGTCTTGTACGGCTTGAATGCTGATTTTTCAAGAGCAGGAGCACATACTGCTTCCGAATCCAATGGTCTAGTCGTTGATGCCGATCTTTGGATAGGCTCTACTGCATTGAACGCTGGCGGAACTCATATTAATAAAGGCACTCTTACTTCACCCAACAGCTCAATCACTTTTGGGTATTCTTCTCCAAACATCACAGCGGTAGTAAATACAGCCGTAATCACCGATCTTCACACAGCGAGATTCATCGTAAGTGCTGGGGGTCTTACAGACGGTGCGAATTATACCTCAATTCAAACGGCTATCAATGCAGCGGCAGGAGCCGGAGGCAATCAGACAGTCTTTATCCAGCCAGGGACATATACAGAGAATCTAACGCTGGCAGCAGGCGTGAATCTATGTGCATATGGGCCGAGTTCTATGTTTAATCAAAACACAGGAACAATTCCCAATGTAGTTATTAAAGGAACATGTACTTTTACATCAGCAGGAATAGTCGGCATACAAGGAATTTGTCTTGAAACAAATAGTGCTGCGGCTCTAGCAGTTACAGGATCGTCGGCTTCTCAAGTAATTTTAGATAAATGTTATTTGAATTGCACTGACAATACTGGAGTCACTTTTTCTTCATCTTCATCATCTAGTCTCATTGAGTTTTTATATTGCTCGGGAGATATCGCTACAACTGGAATTGCACTTTTTGCTCATAGTGGGGCAGGACAATTAAGAACTCTTTATACATTTTTTTTAAATTCAGGCCTATCTACTACTGCAAATACTGTCTCAGGCACAGGATTTTTTGGCCCCAATTACAGCTCTTTTGCCAATGGTATTTCTTTATCTAACTCAGCTTCAGGAAATGGTGGACAAAATAACTATCATATGGCTGCAGCACAAGTTTGCATTACAACAGCAAATACTGCTAGCTACTCTGAAGAGATGGGTCTATTTGTTGCCGGCGCATCAAAAGCAATTAGTATTGGCGCAGGATCTGCAGTAGCTCTTTATACATGTTTTGTTAGTGGTTCTGTAAGTGCAGTCATTGATGGCACAGGAACGCTTACATATACCAATCTGACTATGAATTCAAATGCTACAATCAATTCAGGATTGACTATTTCCAATGGAGCATCAAATACATATATTTCTGGACAAGGCGCAGGTACAGCAGGCCAGGTTTTAACATCTAATGGCGCATATGCACCTCAGACTTGGCAAACGCCTTCGGGAGGAAAATTAGTACAACAAGTCAGAGTAAATAAAACGGCAGCCCAAACCGTAACATCATCAATAACAGCAATTACCACCCAACCCACTACTTCAACTGGCACATCCGTTGTGAGTGTTAGCATCACGCCAACTAATGCAAGCAATATATTATTGATTGAAGGAAATCTAGTATGTACAAGCGGGGGTAACTTTGTTTCTGCCTATATCATACAAAACTCAGCAGGCAATGGGTTTGGTACAGCGTGGCAAAGTGGTTCAGCCGCCAACCTTCCGATGACTATCCCTATCAGATATTACATGACAGCGGGGGGAACATCGGCTATTACTTTTGATCTGTATACCACTGTTCAATCTGGTGGGAACGTATACGTAAACGCTAATACTTCCGGAACTCAGCTATCGGGCGGCAGTGCGTTTACTAGTCTTGTAATCTCTGAGATTCAAGTCTAGGAGTAACTATATGAAAATGTATGACGCAGGAATCATCGTTCTTATCTGCATTCTAGTGATCGCTGCGAGCGCGGGCGTGATATCTGTAAAATATCTTGGCCATGACAATGCAGTTGAGGAAGCGGCTGAAGAGGTCATCAAGGCTGAGACAGGCGTGAATATTGATCTTTCTCCTTCATCAGATGAAAAAAAGAACCCCTGAGAGAATTCCCAGGGGCGAGGAGAATCATAATGAAAAAACTGACAAGTAAAATCTAGACTTATCAGGATTTTCATACAATGCTAATATTTTCTTTAAGTTAGTCTACCTTCTTTTCTCTTCGATTTTACACAGTCTGCTATGAAAATCTTTAACCTCGTCATGTATCGCCCTAACCAATTCACGAGTCGATTCCAATTTAGAATCCATATGACGAATATCAGATCGTGACTCCGATCTATTCCATAAAAATAGCGGTATGATGAGAGCAGCATTACCTAAAATCAATGCTAAAACTGTTCCTGTGTCCATCTCTTCCTAGTTAAGAAAAACCCCTCATCGTTGAGGGGTGCTTTCGATCTTAATGTTAAGCGTTCTTACGCGGCGATACATTGCTCTTTGCGGGATTTCTTTTCACCTGTAATCATTCGGTTGGTTAAGAGATCCCAGTCAGCGATAGGCTTGCTATAGGCGCTTGGAGTTTGAGAAAGAAGTTGGTCGGCTTTTTCCTCGGCTTCCAAGTAGCTATTCGCATCTACGATCACTTTGTGCTCATAAGATTCACGCCATGTAACTTCAAATTTAGCCATGTTAATACCTCGGTCAGTTTTTTAAAGATTCTATCAAGAGAAAATGTCAGTTTTTTCTTGATTCGTTCTATATTTGATTACTCAAAGGCAAAATTTGTACTTTTTCAAGTTATTTATGTCAACTGGTTTAAACATCAATCACTTCAATTTCTTCACCAGAAGGAGCTACAGGAGCATGTCTCTTGTCTTCCCATTCCCTCAATACGCTGATGAATTTCTCAGGATTCTTATTAGCCCTATGAGCCAAGGCCAACGTTGTCGTTTCATTAGTCTCTGCAGATTCTTGCATGAACTGCTCTAGAGAGGATTCCTCAATATCAGCGGGTATCTCGAAGGACAACAGCTGCTTTACAGGCTTGGCAGGCTCAAAGACGCTAGGAGATATATCAATAGCCGGCATTTCAGGAGCTTGCGCAGGCTGCTTTAGAGCCGTCTCCTGAAGCTCTCCTTCTACATAACAACCGCCGATACAATCAGGAGTCAATCGTCTTGCTAAGCGCGAAATAGCACGCGCAAAGAGCATATCTTGGGGATTCTTCTTCCATCCGCCACCTTCTTTGATTAGCCCAGCTCTTGCCGCTTCCTCGATATGATAGGTAGCTTCCATCTCCTCACCTGTATCCTTGCGCTTACCCCATACCTTGCAGACTTGATCCGTTAGCATTTTCACTTGGACAGCATGTCCATGCTTGCGCATAAGCATATTCATAATCCTGGCAGAGATTTCAAACTTTCCCAGGATATTGTTAATTCCACCTGAAATTGCTTGCATAGGTTGAACGCCAAGTTCTCTTGCCATGAGCATGATCGATAAGATTGTGGCAATAACCTCTTCCGGCTTACCACCGCCGCCTAATTTTTTCCAATGGGCATTAGATGCTGCAATCGTTGCAATAATTTTGTATGACTCAAGCTCATCTTTGGTCGGTATTGTTAGAGACATTCCTGCATTCCTTGTTTTCAGTTAATTCGAAAAAATCCTCAAATTGTACGGCATTGGGATAATCCCTACGCCAACGATAGTATGCCACATCGGGGTTATTTAAGCGACTCTCTTTATAGGATTTGTATTCTTCCCAAAGAGCCATTAGACTAGACATCTCCCTCATCCTCTATTTTATATCTGTCAACGTTTTCTAATATATGCTCATAAAGCGCATCAAGAGCGCGTTGATAATTTGTTTTGTTTCCTTTTCGGGTAATATCATAACAAATATCAAAGATTAAATTCATAATAAATTTATGTTGAGCCACTTCGTCGATCTCTGCGGGTGGCTCTAGTCTCTCTGAACTTATCATTGCGGCAAGTATTGCGTTTAAATTATTCATCGCTTTTTTTCTCCTTTGGCTCTTTTCTGTTAAAATAGTCATAGCACTTTAAAGCGCTAGCGAAAATATCCCAATGCGTACTAATATGAAGTTGCATGAGACATTCCGATTTGACCTCCTGGGGAAGATCTTCTTGATCTTCTCCTTTTTTCTTTTTGGGGGCTTTCTTCTTAAGATGCAAGATGAAGATCTCGTCATAAGTCCACCCACTTTTCCTACATATATTATCATAAGCAGCAAGCTGCACAGCCCACGCCTTACTCTCTTGAGCAGAGGACTTGATGTCTATTAGCGCTTTTTTACCATTCTTAAGCTCGACGATCATATCAGGCTCTCCAGAATAGCGGAGCTGATCGTCATAGAGTCGTGTCCTTGTCAAAAGCACTTTCTTAAGACATAAATTACTCCACTCCTTGAACGCTTCAAGATATGGAGCGCATTCGATCTCAATCTCAGGAAGCATAAGTCCCTTTGCATAGGCCGTGCAGTAGCGATGAATCTTAGTGCCCTTCTCAGAGGCTGCAATCAAATTCTCTAAAGGGATGGATCTCATCTCTCGTTCCGTCTGAATTCCTATGATGTCGCTTACGCGCGGATACTTCGTCCGCGCTTGGTCTTGTTCATTCATCTCTATAATCTCCTATTCTGAGATATTCTTGAGTCCGATTCATTCTTTCTTCCAACTCTTCAATTCTTTTTTCCATTTGTTGAATACGAATGTGAAGAATCAAAATGTTTTTTGATTCTATCTCGGGATCTAATGCATCGAAAAAAAGTTGAGTGTTCTTTGTCAAATAAGGCAACGCATCAATCATATGGTCATGTTCTTCATTATTCATTATTTCTCTCCAGTTTTTGTCCTTTTCCTAGTCCTAAACCAACGCCGATTTTTTGGAAACATTCTTCGCAGAGATAAGCCCATGGGCCGTGCTTAGTCTTGGCGTCATATTGAGCTTTTTCCTGGCAGCAATAGTCGCATTTCAAGACTTCCTTTTGCTCCATCATTCTAACTCCTTTAACCTTTTTTCCTTGTAAACTTAGCATTGTCTCTATATGCTAAAACATAAACGACCAACTGATTTAATGGAAGTAAAAAGGAGAAAAAAATGAAAGTAAAAGAAAGACTACAAGCATTCTTCGAGGAGAATGGGTTTCAGAAATCCTGGTACGCTAGGCGAGTCGGCACATCAAAAGCAGTTATCTATGGTATTTTAGGGGGAAGGATTCAACTTCCGAAGAGGCTATGGAAAAACGCCGTTGAGATGTCAAGAGGATATTTGAAACCAGAAGACATCTTATCGGACTTCTTGAAGGATCATCTCGTAGACATCCCCTATATCAAGCTTGAGGAGGATACAGCCAATAAGCGATGGATCATAACCGTTGATGAGGCTTCACAACAGCCTGAAGCGAATTCTATTGGTGAATAACGGGAATTTTCGTTACAAGTGAACAAAAAAAAGAGCCGTCATCGGGACGGCTCTCAGCTTTCTAAACCCTTACCACGGAGTTTATATGCATAACAATAGCATAGACCCATCTTTTTCTCAAAGATCAACTAATCCCTATATACCTAACTCAGCCTCAATACCAAATATTCTTTTTGATTATTGGATGCCCCGCCTCACTCCAAGTGAATTTAAAGTTTTAATGGCCATAGCGCGGAAAACATATGGTTGGCGAAAAGAAATTGACGCTATCTCTGTTAAGCAGTTGGAGCTAATAACTGGCCTCTCACGTCGAAGTGTGTTTGATGCTGTGAAAGAATTAACGAACACTGGTCTCATATCAAAGATAAAATCTAAAACCGAAGATGGGGATGAGGCTGCAAATAAATATGTTATACATATAGATGGTTCAGGAGCTGAACAAGAAGAGGGAGTGCAAAAAAAGGGGGGGGG